AGGACGAAGCGCGAGGGTGCGCCTTCAAGATAACTCATGATTTTAGTTTTAGAGTTGGGTTAGTTATTCAATCCTGTTGTCTTTCGCTATAAAGTGCGTTTGGAACCTCGGGTCGCCAACAGCTTCTAGGGCGTTTTGCACCGCTCTGGTGACGATTTCGGGATGGAACCCTTCAATAAGTTCTGAAGTTTGAACCGACGTCTCGCCATCAATTGAGTACGCAACACCGCCAAGATTACTGAGATCGGCGACTATGATGGGTCTTGGACGACGAATATATCGTAAGACATAGCGAATATAAGGAACATTTGTAATAAGTTCCAAACTATTATTGATATCATCAAATACCCCAGTATCCAAACGCAACGCATGATCCTTGTTGGGTTTACGAAAAGGATCCCCTACGTAGCTAGAATACTCATCATGAGTTATTGCATATACAGGTAACTGCTTTTTACCACAGACTGCTGTGTCCACATCAATGTGTTCAGATACAATACGCAGGACTTTATTCAGATCAAGGTTATTGAAGATCTGAGAGTCTGGGCTAATGTTGAAGTTCACATTGTAAGGAACCGCTTGACCAGGCAAGATGATCTCTTGCTTGACTAAGTTAGAGAGTTGACGACGACGTGTCTCACTTGCTTCAAAACCTTCGAGCCTTGTGTTGGATCTCTGTCTGTAAGCATCTTTTACCAACTCTTCCTGCGCACGCGAGAGGAACAAACTCCTCGCATAAGCATTAAATCCGGGAGCTGAATTGCCCCCGGCATATTGGTAGTTCAATAGAAATTCGTCATCAAACTCAGTAGCAGTCATTATTCACGGGCTTTTTCTACCTGACTTTGAAGAGTGAGAAACAACTCGTTGTTGTTATCATCGATCAAAAAGTCTACGGCACCACGAAGATCGGAACTTCCTCCCGCAAGTGCAAGTGGCTTACCGTCTTTGGTATAGTACAGACCGTTCATTCTTTCCAGAACCTGCAGCTGTACTGCGTCGTGAATAAATGCTCGTACCTCCAAATTAGGATCACCGGCAATCTCCAGAAACTTAGTAGGCTCTGCATCAACCAGCTTGTCAATCTCTTTGATCAACCAGCTGTGGTTATTTGCATTAGTTGGAAGTCTTGAGCCACCCATGCTTTCAATCAAGATGTGACGCAGCATAGTTGCGTTGTTCTTGAGCTTGTTAAAATGCACGTATGCCTCAGACTTAGTAGTAATGCTCTCAGCCTCTCTGCGATCACGGAGACTTTGATCAACGATCATAAACTTGTAAGTCGCCTTCGGATTGTTACGGTACTCGTCCTCACTTGGGGCAACAAGATCTTTTTGAGCTCTGGCCACCAAATAGAACAAGTAATCCTCTGGCTGACTCAGATCAAGAACACGACCGAGTTTACCCAATCCAATACGATAGTCTTTCCAAAATGTACTGTGGCGATTACGAACATCAAGCCAACCTTTTTCGTGGTACAACCTTTCCTCAAGGTACTCACGCTCTTCAGTACTGTTAAACGGATTTACCCTACCGCCTGCACTAGACTTAGGAAGATCATATTCAATAGCAGTCTTGTCGCCAAGACCTTTAGTGAATGGATTAAAACGAGTCCGTTGTTCTCTGATGAACATCGGCGCCTTCTCAACCAGTTCGATCTTTACGGTTTTATTAGGCAATAAAAAAGTCGGCTTAGCCTCAGCAACTGCTGTTTGACTAGCCGACTTAGGTTTTCTCTGTTGAGCCATTGTTGTTTATTATAACGTCGTTACAATAATACAACAATTTCCGTAATGCTCTCTACTTACGCAGACAGGATGTTAGGAATGAGACTCATAGTACGCTCTGGATCGCGAAGGATCACACCGAACTGACAGAACAAGGTAACAGTCCAGGCATCCTTGCGGTTTGCCATCTTGTTATAGTTTGTTCCAGAGTCAGCAGAGAATGGTGATCTCAGACCTTCTTCGATACCACGAATGTACTCAGCTCCCTTGACGTATGCTTTCTGCATGTTAGGAAGACCTTGTACAGTTCCGATATCAAAGATGTCGTAACGATAAGACTCGGCCTTACCACCGTCAGGGTGATTGATCTTGTGACGTACCTGGTCACTGTAGTTGTGGTCAACCTCAACGATCACACGGATGCTGTTGGCGAACAACCACTCAGTGAACTGGAATCCACCCTGATATGCCTGAGAGTGCAGAGGGCTGCTTGTTGGACGGTAAGAAGCACCAGCGTTAGTGTCGCGAACGACGCTGCTACCAGTTTGAGTCCAAGCTGTAGCCTCAGCCTTGGCAGCTTCGTGGAATTGCTTAGCACCACGCTCACCAGTACGGAGCATGAATACACGCTCGTCCATTCCGAGCTTACCTTCAGACAGAGTCAAGAGCGCATTCTCGAGAGTGCTCAGCTGGAAGTCAGTGTAGTAGTACACGTTAGAAACCTCCATCATCTCACGAAGACCAGCTCCAATCAAGATCTCATTCTGAGAAGGACCAGTCATGTAAGAACGACCTTCCGCATCGCGGTTGCTGCGTCCATAGTACATGGCCTTAACTTTTTCCTCCATGAACTCATACTCAAGAATGAAGTCTTCGTACTCAATCCAAGAGACGATAGCCTTGTCATTCCGAGGATCAGGGAAAGCAGTAGCCAGCTTCCGAGACTTCATGTTACCAGGAATGGAGTTCTCCTTACGAACAGTTGTGAAACCGTTGCGGAATTCGATAGGAGTTACCCGGCGGATACCAGTACCACGAATGGACATTGTGCTCTCTACTGGAGAGAATTCAATGCTGAACAACTTACCAGCAGTCAGTTCAGAACCTGGGATTCCATCAGGGCTAGACAGTGCAGATACACAAGTGTAGATCCACTCTTCAGCGGCACCACGACGAACAGACTCGATATAGATCGGATAGATTTCGTTCTTCTCACCAACGATTACGTGACCTTCGTCAAACCACTTCTCGGGGAAAGTCAGCTCAAAAGGCATGTGATTTGCACCAACACGGGTGGTTGAACCAGTGATTGTAGAACCTTTCCAGCTACCACTGACCAGTTCGATGTTCCGGTTGTGATCACCCTGGAGCTTCCAGAAATAATCATCATCGGTTTCGAACGTCTCAGATGGCAAACCATCGAGGTACGTTTCAATGTTGCTGCCATACTTGTTGGACAGCATCTTGTTCATCACTTTACCAGCGTACTGAGGAGCAACCTCATACAGCGAGTGGAAGTGGTTGTTACGAACGAGGCCTGCCATTGCTTTGGCCTCCGTAACCTGAAAGGGACTAACTTGCATAGATCGGGTTTTAGATTAGTCGGGGTTTATATTTACTTGTCAAACAATAACTCCAAAGCACCTTCGATACCTTGGAATGCGTTATCAGGGTTATTTGAACTACCTGACTGAGGTGCGGTTACACGTCCGCCGGTAGCGCTGCCTCGGCTACCTTGACTGATAATCTGGTCAAGTGCTTTGGTAGCATTACTCGCCGATTTACTAAGCAATGGTGTCAGATCAGTAAGACCCTTGGTCATTGCCAAGATCCAGTTGATCTTAACCGTTGTATCCACAGGATCTTTTTCAAGCTGTGCCTGCAGATAGTTCATCGGCTTGTTTTCGGTACCGTAGTTCTTCGTGGCATATTCCATAATGCTATCACGAAGCTGATCGGTAACCTTGAGTCCGAAGAGCTTATCAGCTTTTTCAACCTTTGTCTTTACTTCATCAGCAGTCTTCTTGGTATTTTCAACCTCAGTTGCTTTGTTCTGAGTGTCTTGATCAATCTCATTCTGAATCTGATCATCGTACCAACCTTTCATGGCATCTCTAGCATCTTTAGATGCGGAAATTAGATCATCACTAGAAAGCGACTTGGCTAAAACTTCTGCGTCTTTAGCGGAGTAGTTTTTAACCTTGACCATATGTTGAGCAACAAGCATCCTTTTAGGATGATCGTACTGACTGCTAGTGTCTTCGAGCACTGTGTCAGTAATCTTGTTAAGAGTCTCGCGCTCTCTGCGATTGTCTTGAAAGACCTGAACGTCAACACCTGCTTCAAAGGCTTTGACTGCTTGCTGCTGTAGTGGGGTCAAACGATTCATAGCACCATCCTGGCGCTTTGCTTCAATCCGGTCGTACAACTCTGAAAGGTCACTTACGTCTTTAGTGACTTCTTTCAGGTCATCTGGACTAAGGGCCCCCTTATCAACATACATTTGAGCGACGACTTCAAACGGTGATTCTGTTGAATCAGAAGCCCCCGGCTCAGTACTGTTGGATTGTCCAGAAGTTTGCCCACCAAAGTCGTCAAGCTTTGATAAGTCATCGGGGAGTTCAATAAGATCACTTGGTTCTGATGGAGGGTCTGCTGGTGCGGGTGTTCCTGAATCAGGGGTTGGATCCCCTCCGCCAGTATTGTCCTCAGTTCCAAGAAGTTCTGCGAGGTCGAATGTCACTTCGGTGTCGCTGGTATTACTTTGAGCCATAATTATAAATTTTCGTCAAAACAAAAATACCCCGGTGTAAACCAGGGTATTAGTATATAGACGTAACGAAATGCTACAGTTTTGGAGGAGCTCTCCTATCAATATCCGGAGTAGTATCCGGAGTATTTGGAGTACCCATTATGTATAGACTACCTGTCGGCATATCCATAGGATTCTCCATCATTTGTCTGCGAAGCTCACGTACCTCCTTTAGTCTTTTTTGAATACTATCCATTTACTGCAGCTTTATTGGATTTGACCTTACGTTTTTGAGAACGTAATTCAGACTCAAGATCCTTCATGTCTTCCATAAGCTTGTCTCGCTTCTGAGTAAGTTTGGCAATATCTTTTTCGTTCTCAACGTTACCAAAAGATTCAGCTTGAATAAGAGCCTTCTCAATAGCAATGTTACCGTCATAGATAGTATCCCAACGCTTATCCATACGATCTTCAAGACGCTGCTCTTTAGCAGCATCGATATTCATCTGTTGGAGTTCTTTCTTTTGTTCGTAGTCTTCGTTACGTCTTTCACGCATCTCTTCCTGAGCTGCTTGAAGAGTGAGACGCTTCTCAGTCAATGATGCTGAGGTGTACAGATCAACAAGTGTAAGCAATGACGCTTGATCATTTTGCATAGCCGCTTGACCCAGCATATCCATAGCTTGATCAAGTCTACGTACTGTGGACCCATCTACAATATTAATGTCGTAGTTGCTGTCTGCAAACTCATCACCGTCCACATCAAAAAGCTCAAGGCTACCGTTGTCCAAAATGTACTGAGCTTGGAACCTTTTGTTACGCCACAAATACTTGCAGGTTTCTACAAGTTGACGAGTAACACGAAGTTTGGTTTCTTCGTGCTCTACAAACAATGGCTCTGTAATACTGGTAGACTGAAGAAGACTCTGCTGAATACCACTGGCTGTTTCACGATCCTTGGTCTGTCCTTCACGCTGCTTGGTTACACCAGTAACAATACTTACTTGCAGCTCGATGAACTGAAGCATGTTGACCAGCTGCTGAATGTAGTTTCCGATATCGGCATACAGCATTCTGCCTGTGGTATTGTAGTTACCACCAAGGGCACCCTTGTGCATACCCTCAGACTTGGTGTTGAATGAGTCAACACGCAGTACATTCATCTTACGCGCGTAGAACATCCACTTTTCAAAAGACCACTTGTCTGGTTTTTTGGCGTCATCCATCTCCATGATAGGAGGCCACCAATTGACCATTGCATTACGCAGGCGATCCCAGATCAGGTTGTACATGTACTGATAGGTCTTGCATCGATCCATCAGAGATACACCACGACCACCATTGGTATTGTAAACGGTACCAACGATCGGTGGCAATACAATAGATGGGTTGGTCATGTCAACCACTTGTATCTGACACGGACCACCAAAGTAAGTATCGTCTCCAATCTTGTAAGCATCCCACCACCAGTTTACCCAGATGGTCTTGACATACTCTCCCTTGGATTCATCAGGAATATATGTCTCAGGCATGATCATAGTTTCTTCCTCACCAGTTGCTGGGTTGGGATACTTTACGATCTGTACAGGTTTCTTGGATCTCCAAAGAACTCTAAGCTCCCTGATGTTTCCAGCAGTATCATAGTATGGACCAAACGTGTGCCCATTGATACCAGCAAGTGCCTCAGCAATATCGATTGTCTTGAGAACAGGATCATCGGTCTCGAATGCAGACGATGTAAAGTAAGGCTCTTTACCGCCTACATAGTTATCCTCACCAGGAGCAGAGTAACCATGGGTATGGTCTTCGATCTGCTTGATGTCTTTCTTGGAAAGATTCTCATGATGACGATCCAGTATTTGACCAAGACTCCTGTAGTTCTCGATCACAATAATGTCGGCATCCTCAATACGATTGGAGTTACCGTCCATGATCGTGTATACGTTCAGTGGGTTCAGCACCTCCATGTTAGGCTTATCGCCAATAGGACTCACATCGTAGATCTCCTCAGCAGACAGGAGAGCATTTTTGAATCCATCATTAAATTTCTTACGAAGCCTCAGATCTTGAAACAAATACTTGATGATCCGATTGGCTCTGATCTCACGCTGATCTTGAAAGTTGGTCAACAGTCTTTTGCGCTCTTCGGCCATGATCTGTTTTTTCTGATCATCTGTAGTTTCAGGATCATTTAAAACAGCTTGAATAGATGCAGTCAAAGCTTGAGTCATAGCCTTTTCTTTATCAGACAAGGCTGTGGGATTACTAACTGCGGCTACAGGAATAAAGCTACGCTGACTCTCTTCACCAATAAGAACATTGAACTTACTTGTAAGGATCGGGTGGTGTGGAATCTCGGTGCTCATGGTTCCATCCATGATGCGATCCGGATCGGTGAGGTTTAGAATGTCATCTTTGTTGAGCTTACCGTCCCAAAGATCAAAGTTGATAGCTTTTCTAGAATGGTCAACACGAATCCTCGAAGCATGCGCAGAGCCAATATGCTCAACGCCCTCGATATTGTCGATCAGCCAACGCTTCGATTTTTTCTTCGACGTTGGAATAACTTGCGGGGGTAATCCGCTGTATCTCACTTTTTTCTCCATAACTAAATAAGCCTTTCTGCTTTAGGCGGTTCATGTGCCGACTGTATATGTCGTCTTCTTGCTCAACAACTCGGTTGGGCTTTTTCTCAGGTAAACTCGTAGTATCTCCCCAAACAGCATCAACACCCCCGAGATAAAACATCATATCGGCATACAAAATAAACAATTTTTCCGCAGCTGACACACGGTCAAAGTTTCCATCTGCGTTATAATCGCGTGTTTCTACCGTGAGACCTAGGGAATTAAGCATCATGGCATTCGTAATTCCTTCGTCGTGTCGAACGGCCTGCTTTCTCAACCAGGTGTTGTAAACCTGTCGACCAAACTCGTTGATAGCAGCAGTTGCCACAACACCGTAACTTTTGTTCAAAGCATCAGGTCGGGACTTACTTACGTCCATACTGTAAAGAACCTCAGGCGTCTTAGCCAAAAGATGTAGACTATTCTTATTACGGAAGTGTGTGTAAAAACCTTTTTTGTTGTTTTCGTACAGACATATGGCATTGTAGTACATAAGCAGCAAACGGCAGTTCTCGTACCAATCATCAACCACCTCTGTACGTCCTGTGTACTCTGCAACAATGGTCTCCGTGTACAAGTCCATTATCAAGCAACACTGCAGCGATCCCTCCAGTCCATCATCATCAACCGGGTCGACCGCAGCTATGTATCTGTATGGAAACGGTAATCCCTCCTTCATAGTCTTGGGGTGTACGAATATCTCAATACAACCCTCTTCACCATACTTTATATCAGGTGGGTGTTCTCTGAACGGACGGTCATCTGTATTTTTCCATCGGATCTTGGTAGTATCATTCGGATCTCTTGTGACAAAGCCAGTCCAATTGGATGCAAGTATTCTAGGATTGGCCCGTATACGCTCAAGGTTAAGATCGAGGTCTTTACCAGGAAACTTGTTTTGACCTGTAGTCAAGAATGCCTCCGATGGTTTCCTTGGACGGTTCTGCTGTTCAGCCTGAAATGGTACCTGAGACTTGGCCTTCTTAAGACGGTCTCGTTCTTTGGTCAATACCAGATCTGCAAGTTCAAAGTCTGTGATCTTTTCGGGACCCTTCTTGAAGTCATTGATAGCAAAGTCTGCAGGAACAAACATCCCGATCTTACCCTTACCCTCCCAGGTATCCTCGAAAGACAAACAATCAAATTCCTCAGGATTGTAGAATACTTTCTTTGCAGCTTCTGTAGAACCTCCGGCCATGTCACCACCGGTACCAAACATCCAGATAGTACCAAACTTGAACGAGCCATCCATAGTGGTATCCTTCATCGCACCAAGAGTCTCGATCAAAGATCCAAACAGTCCGATCTCTTCAAGGAACGCTTTTGATGGACGGGTACCGTTACCAGCAAACGGGTTCGAGTGAAATGTCCTGTGGTGCAGCTTACTGCCTGACAGTGTATTCTTTGCACCCTTCTTACCATCGGCATATGTACCTGTTACAGATATAGCCAACGGACTGGGGAACAAATCATCCTGAAACTGAAAACTACCCGGCAGATGGTCAACACCGTTTATGTACTTATCCATCAGGTCATTACTGTACTGTGCAGAAATTGCACCTACCAGTGTCTCCGATGTCATTGGCATATCATTCTGACGTGCGGTTATATACGCATCGTAGTCATGGCTACCATCAAAAGCAAAGTTGTGAAATATCTGTACGGATGCCCAGTAACTCTTACCGCCACCACGAGCCTCGATATCGATAACATTCTTGGCTTGGTTCTCGTACAACGGTTTACCAAGATCCTTACCATGGTTGCGCCTTAAGTAATCGTACGCGGGTATGTAGTTTTTCTTGGCAGCTTCCTCAGCTGTAATTAGCCCGATTGAAATGTTAAAATCAAGCTCTTTAGGGTCGTACCGACGGTCGCAGGTATTTTCTGTATCATTAGTAAATCCAGAAAAACCGTATGCTTCTGTAGCAATGTAGGCTTTCTCCCAGTCAATGTCCCTGAGCCAGGGTCTTGCGATTACCTTACCGGCATTCTTTCGGCTTGCGTCATTAAGCTTGATATGCCAAATGTTGCAGTAAGTATAGAGTTCTCCGGGCATCCATTTACCACCAACCCAGTAACCCTCCATACAGCGACGCTTGATCTCACGCCAATAGTTGATGCGTTCAGTCCTTTGTGTGATAGGATTGAAGTCAGGAAATTCTTTCTCCAGAAACGCATCATTACTGATCATATCAAGCCTTGCTCTGTTTCAGACATATTACCTGAACCCTTCTTACGATCTTTCTCCACAATGATCTTACCACGTATGGTCTCCAAGGCGTCGTATATCTTGTCGGAGTTGGTAAGCATTTTTTCAAGCTGATCCGCAGTACCCTTGACAACCCTGGTCTTACCAGTGAGTTCGTCTGTAATGTAGTTGTCCAAGGTATACTCTGTTTCACGCAAGAACTTGTCACGTTGGTTCATCTTCTCAACCAGTGTAGCATAGTGTCGCTGAGCCGGAGTCGTACACATCTCTTCAACCAAGTCTTCAAGATGCTCTAACTGAGACCAGTCGTAATTAGGATCCCCAAGTACCTCACGAGCAACTGCCTTCTTGCGTTTGTCAATTGGCATGTGCCTGTAGAGATTCGTAGGATCAGCATCGTACAAAAACGCCAAAGCCCACATTTCTCGTGAGCTTCGGTGTTTTGTAGTCTTGCCGTCTTCCTGACTACGATCTTTGTTGTAGTGAGCTTTGAAGACTTTGACGTTCAGCCAATGACGATTGGTTTCCCAAAAGTTGTTGGATGTGTCATAGTTTACAAGCAGACTATCACTCATTTACAACTTCTGGAAGATTCAACTCCTTACGACGAGCAGCTTCTTTCTCAGCTTTCTCGGCGTAATACTTTTGCTTGAACTCTTCGTTGGGTTCGTTCTCGATATCACGAGACCACATAGAGTCCATGATAGCTACGGCCCAAGACGGATCGATAATAAAGAAACCGCTACCGTTACCCCACATAGTACGCTGGGCACCATTAGAAAAGAAGCGCTCGTTCATCATAACCCAGTCACCTGGTTTGATCACAGTCTGATCTGGACCAACTCTAACAACTTCAAACGTATTGGTCTGAAGCATCATGTTCTTGTCTTGCTTGACGTAAGAGTCAGGGTCAATGCGCAACATGATCCGGTCAGTGAGAGGCGTAGCGATGGGCTGATCAGTAAGATAGGTCAGCCATGCAATACGCATCATTTCGTCGTCAAAGTTTTTGAGCCTTTCTTCGTCGGAAAGAGATTCGCCACTGTTGATCACGGATGCACTGGGCAATGCATCCC